TCTTACAGTATATGGACTTGCCATAGTTTCAAAAATACCATCTTCTGTATCCATTACATCGCAAATAGTTCCAGCCAAATAATCTTGCCATACATTATTTACAACTTTTAAAAGTGTAATTCTGTGTGGCGAATATTTGTAGTCAGCTATACCAAATGTTGCATAAGGAATTGGTTCTCTAAGAGGAAACATATTATCTACCACCCTCTAATAATTTAATATTATTTTCATCTACATATAACATTAAATCATCAACAATTGTTTCATAATTTTCATCATCAAACGCAGCACCTTTTAAGTAATTTGATATTATTTCATCAAAACTTTCTCTCACATCGTGTGGGCTTGGTAATGATTTGCCATTTACTTTAATTTGATTATTAACATACATATCGTAAGAAGATTTTGCTGTGTTCACTAACATATCTCTATACGATGATGGTCTATAATTTTCTAATTTAAAATCTGCCCAGTTTAATAGATTTTTAATTTTCATATTATCTACCCTCTTCTGCTGCTATTTCTAAATCTAAAGCAACTTCAGCCATTGCTTGTTGTGCGTCATTTAGATCAAATTCTGGATCTTGTAATTTATCAAATATATCCTTAGCTTGTCTTTCACCATGTTTTTTGGCGAATTCTTCTCTAGATAATACAAATGCATCGTCTTCCATTTCCATTATCCAATTTTTCACTTGTCCCATAATATACTCCTTTTTATTATTTGTTTATAGGTATATTTTACTATATTTGAATAGTTAAGTAAATACTTATAAAAAATAAAAAAGCATTATATTTCAATGACTTAGTGAAGTGTTATTATTTCAGCTTCTGGTTTATCAATAGTTCCAGTGACATAATTAATATAATCTAAAAATTCTGGTGCTTCTGGATTTGAATGTATATCCCATGATGTTCCAGTCATACCTTTTGCGCAATAATCTGGTAATTTAGAATCAACATCATCAACTAATATAATAATAGAAACTCTTTGAGGGTCAGTGTGACCAGACATTTCTGCTGGTATAGTTGCTGTGTTATTAAATTTACAAGGAAACCCCATTTGCTGTACCATATTATAATCGATTGCATCTTGTCTTGCTCTATCAAGTTGATACAATACAGAATTAACACAATAACGTATTACGTTATATTCAAAAAGTTCATCAACTTTATCAACTGTAGTCTTTAATTGAAAACCATTGATATCTATGTGGATAGTTTGATTTCGCATTGTAGCGAACTTGTGACGTATTCCTACGATATTTTTTTCACTTGACATAATATAATTTCTACTTCTTTTTAACTCTGACTAATGTTTCTATTTTTTTAGTTCTATCTACTTTAGGATAGAATATTTTAAATGTTTCATTCTCCCAAGTACCATTGTTAAAAGAAGTAAATTCTGTCGTAATTAATTGTGCAGTTTCAGTTGAACGATGCACTGTGACTAATTTCTCATCATCCCAAACTCTTATTTCAGCTGGGAATGAGCGATTAGATATTTTTTCTATGATATTGCCTATTTTAAGCATTGATGTATGTTGAAACAGATTCTTTCGTAATATTTGGATATAAAGATGTTAGATTTTGATTCTTTAAAGCAAGAAGTATTTTTTGCTCTTTTACGTCTAATCTTTCTAACATTTGAATAAACAATTGTTCTCTTTGAGCAGGTTTTAAATCTTTTCTTCTAAAAATATAAAACTTTCTTACTTCCAAAGTAAGATTAGATGGAGCCATATCTTGTGGCTCAATCGCAGCTTTAAATGGTGGATTTGTTTCTGGTAAATCCCACTTTAAATTGCTGTCAAAGTTGTTTTGTAAAACTAATTTTAACTGAGCATTATCTTTGTATTTAATAATGGCAGTTATATCATTATTTATTTCTTCTAGTATTTCATAAACACGTTTTCCCATGTTTAAAACTCCTCTATTTCTTGGAGCAATAGACTACAACGTTTTTCAATTAAATAGTTGTATATTGTCATCTTATCTCCTGTTGGTTTTACGTTATTATAAGCATTTAGTATATCATCTGCTATATTTTTAGGTATAGAGTCAAGACATACTAATTTTTGGTTTCTTAAATAGTTTTTCTTTTGCTCATCGTTTTCACAAGCATTGAAACCTTTTTCTAAGAAATTATTTAATATTTTTTTTGTGATTGGTTTTTGTCTTTCATTTTTATTAAAAATATCGTCAGGTGAAAGTATATTCGGAACACCATCCCCAGAGTCACCTCTTACTATATGTTCTATTATATATTGTTCAGCTTCCCTTACTGATGATTTATTAACTTGTTTTTTAAGTAATGGTGAGTATTGTTCAACGTTTCCGTATTTTTGTAATTGTTTAAAATCTTTATCAGAAGAAACAATCATATGTTTTTCTAAAGGTCTTTCTTTCACTAATGTAGCAATTACATCATCTGCTTCAGCATGATTAATATGTAATACTTTATAAGGAAAATGTTTAATTAAATCTTCTCTTACATCAGACATAGTTTCAAAAATAAGTTTCCAATCAACTGGATCTGCTTCTCTGTCTTTCTTACGATGTGCTTTATATAAAGGAAATTCTACTTTTCTCCAAACTTCTTTACCATCAGCACATATAACTAAATCACCATAGTCTGCTGAAAATTTCTTCTTATAATATTTAATAGTAGAGAGTATCGCATGACGAATAATATTAGATACTTCTTCCATTGGTCTTCCTTTTTGAACATCTTGTTTAAAAGAAAGTATATTTGCGATTGCTACTTGTGAATAATCAATTAATATCATTTTTCAATTTTTCTTTTGGTATCCAAAATCTATCTATTTTAGCTTTTACTTCACTAAAAACATTTGATGGGTTTATAATTGTTCCATCAGAAAGTGTTTGTACATAATCCATATCTGTTAAATATGAACACAATTCATTAGCTTCATATCCAGCACGTCTACACATTCCTATTTGTATTTCAGTTTGAATAACTGGACGATACTTTTTAATTGTATTAACAGCACCTTTAATAACTTGAAATTCTAATCCCTCTACATCTATTTTAATTCCATCTACATCTTTAAAATTAAAACTGTCTAATGTTTTTGTTTGTATTTTTTCTTGAATAGTTCTTGTAGATTTACTTTCAGGTTTTTTAACCCAACCTTTTTTTGTTAATTTCTTTCCATTAAAGTTTAATTCTATATGATTGTGACCAGAAGCACGAGTGACTGTATTTAATGTTTCTTCTCCTTCTCTATCACTTAACGCATAAGGAAATACTTCTATATCACCAGTCATTATAATGGGAGCATAAGATGCTTTAGATAATTTAAACCATCCTTTGCCATTAGTTTTATTATTTTTATTAATCTCAATATTCTCTAACAACCATTTTCTTAAATATGATGTAGGTTCAAAAGTTTTTACATTTTTAGCCCAAGTAGCATATTCAATTGTGTTAGTTCCTAGATGTCCACCAACATCAATAATTGTTCTTGCGTTTGGTGTTAATGTTCTAAAATATCTTAAATTGTTTATTTGATATCCACTACTCTTTAATCTTGACCCATAAAAAGTATCATTTTCTTCAACATGATATATGCGACCAATTGCAGATTTAACTATTACAGATTTTCTCATACTATATTATATAAAACTAATAAATGTGGTGGTATTAAATTATCTTTTAAATTGTGTGGTGTAGTTTCCCAACACTCATCATCACCATTATCATAAGCACCAACAAATCCAAACTCATTAAAATCTTCATAGTTTGTTTTTTCAGTGCCATAAGTTGCTTCGATTGAATATCTTTTAGTTTCAACTAGATAATCAAAAAAAGAAATTGGTGGAACGTATTTTGTTTGAATTTCAAAAAAGATAGAATTAGGAGAGGATCGATCATAACTAATTACTTTACCATGAATACGATTGTTCCAGTTTTTATTCACAAGCGAATATTTGGCACCTTTTTTTTCAATATCAAATATGCTTCCGAACAAAGGAACAATGTTCTTTGACATTTTATTAGCTTTTAAATCGTTTTCAATCATATCAATTTTAAATGGATCAGTATGTGACATATTAATATGATTTGATACTATAATCATAAGTATATTATACTATAAAAATACTTGTATGTAAATGGTTAGGTTTTACTAAAAAAATCATTTAATCTAGTCTTTAATTCGTTAAAATATTCATCATCAGCAATTAAATTTGCTATAATTCTTACTGAATTGTTTTGTTGAGTAGTTGAAAGCATTCCTGAACGAACAAGCTTACCCATTACTCCAACTGTTGGATTCTTACAATCTAATTCTAAAAATAATCCTTGTTGTCTATAACTTTTTAAATATCCTTGATTAAATAAATCTTTCGCAATTTCATCTAAACGTATAACTGTTTTTTTTGCTGTATGAAATAAACCATTATTTTGAATAATTTGTTTTACTTTTTTCATCGCACCAATTCCAGCCATATAAGGTTGCCAAGTATGCCCCCA